AATATATATTCTAAAACATCAGAAACTGGTAATAGTTTAACAACTGAAGAAAGTCAACATTTGAGAGAGGAAATAAGAAATACGGCTGAGTATTATACTGAGAGAATGATTGACTATGTAAGACAGAATATAAGCTTTTTTCCAGAATACAATACGAATACTGGGGCTGATGTTGACCCTGATCCTAATGCATATTATAACAACATGAACCTAGAGAGACCTAGACAGGGTACTGAGCTTACTTTAAGAAACTTTTTAAATGCATCTGATTACTCATAATGAAAAAACACTACAAACCAAAAATTAAAAATGTTACTAAGTTGAAATCATACTTAGATAAAAATACTACAAATGGAAAACGTAAAAGATACAGTACAGGTAGCTGTAGCAAATAGTACAGCAATAGGCTTTAGCTTAACTGAGTGTAATGATATACTTACCTTTGTTTCACTTATTCTAGCTATAGCCTTCACTATTTTTAAGTTTTTTAAATATAATAAAAATGCCTAAGAAACGCAAACTTAACTCTTCTAATCCCAAATGGAAAAAAACAGATGAAAAAGCTCCTAAAGTGCGTAGAGAATTTATTAAAGAAGTTAAAGGGTGCAAAATATATAAACTATACTATCTCTAGTTTGGACTTAACTTATTTTAAAATTTCTGAATTTGATAGCCCTGATGAAGTTGGTTCTGGATATTTGATGAATAAAGATTTTGTAAGAAGATTAGATACAGCAAGAGGAATAGCTGGTATACCTTTCAAGATAAATTCTGGATATAGAACAGCTGAACATAATACAAAAGTAGGTGGTAGGATAGGATCAAGCCACAAAAAAGGTTTAGCTGTTGATATAGCATACAAAGGAAGTAGAGAGAGGTTTATAATAATAAAAGCTTTGATGGAGGTAGGTATAGATAGACTAGGTATAGGTAAGACTTTTATACATGCTGATGTTGATAAAGTAAAAGATGAAGATGTAATATGGCTCTATTGAGCCCTTAAATTTGAATATTAACTAATAATTATAATTATGAAACAATTTATTTTAATGAAACTTTTGAAATCTAAGAAAGTATGGCTAGGTATATCATCTATTGTTATTCCTTTAATAGCTGGAGCTATTGGCGCTGATGAGGATGCTGTAGCTAAAATATGGTATTCTTGCCTCGCTATGTTACTTGGACAATCGGCAGCCGATTTTGGTAAAGAACGCAAATAATAGATATAGGTTAAAAAAGCATGAAATACATGCTTTGGAACAAATGAGGGACGCTGATAAAAGAAATATTCTTGTTATCGGCGACCTTCATGAACCTTTTTGCTTAGATGATTATTTAAGCTTTTGTATAGATAAATACTATGAGTACATGTGTACTGAGGTAGTTTTTATTGGCGACATAATTGATAATCATTATAGCTCATACCATGAAACGAGTGCCGATGGGTTAGGTGGTTTGACTGAATTAAATCTAGCTATAGAACGTATACAAAGATGGAGAAACGCATTTCCTGTGGCTACTGTAGTAATCGGCAACCATGACAGAATCATTATGAGGAAGGCACAAACATCATCAATACCTAGTAAATGGATTAAATCCTACAAAGATGTTTTAGAAGTACCTGAGTGGAATTTTGTAGAGAGATATGAAAAAGATAATGTACAGTACATACATGGTGAAGGAGGTACTGCTAGGACTAAGTGTAGGGCTGATATGATGAATACAGTACAGGGACATCTACATACTCAAGCCTACTGTGAGCATTATGTTGGTAAGAAGTTTAGAGTATTCGGATTACAAACTGGCTGTGGTATTGATCATAAATCTTATGCCATGGCCTATGCCAAGTATGGGAAAAGACCAGCTGTAGGGTGTGCTGTAGTGTTAAACAATGGTAAGACACCTATCAATTTATTAATGGAGCTGTAATGGAGCTATCAAAGCTTATATCTAAGTTTTTATTATATACAGTATCTACATTATCTATTATTTATATCCTCTTACTTATTTTAATAACATCTAAAGAACTTTTAAAAGATTTTAATAGTTACATATAGCTTTATTATTTTAAGCTCTTAAATCAAGTAATTTACTTTGTTCACATATACTTTGTTAATAACTTTGTGAGTTATTTTGTTAGTAATTGTTTTTTTTTATATCTTTGTGGTGTTAAACAAATTATTAATTTTAAAAATAGAGAAATGGAACAATTAAATTATGTAGTGGAGTATAAGCATAAAACACATGGTTATACTTTTATTATGAGTAGTGATGAGTACACAAAGTTTATGAATACTAAAAATGCTAGAGGTAAATATATAAACTGGAATAAAGATTATGAGGTGGTAAGATACATCTGGAATAATAAAAACAAAAAAGAAGTTATTACAAACTTGCAATTTTATATACTTTGTGGAGTAATGTGTGTAGCTTTTATGTGTTCACTTTTATTATATATACAATGGAATTATTAAGCGAATACTGGGTACTCAAAGGGTGTTATGATGCTGTATCTGTTTATGATTATAATACTGACACTAAATGTGTTGATTATAGAAACTCAGGTGGATGTGTTGTGGTAGTGGGTACTAAAGAACAAATACTAGATAAGTTTAGATACATGTTGATAAATCATGGATGGCAATGTAGAGATAGTTTTACTATTGATACTAAACCTGAATGGTTGCAACTGTATAATGAGAAAAAAGAGTGTATAATTTTAAATGCAAGATAATGAAAAAAGAAAAAGAAAATAATAAAAAGAATGGAAAAAGACCAGCTGTAGAATGAATAACATAAATACTTTTATGGCACATGAAAATGAGGTGTGTTTATCTGGTACTGATGAGTATGGTAAACATTTTACAGTTTGGTGGGATAGTTATGATTTTATAGAGTGGATAGATAAGAGCAATATAAAAGAAATAAAAAAAGCACTTATTAAGCATATAAAAAATAAATAATATATTTACAAAAAAAAACTAAGAGATATGAAATTAAATGATTTAAAAAAAGAGATACCTTATAAATGGAGGGTACAAAGTATTAGAAATGGTAGAGCTACATGTGTAGCTTATATAGATGCTAGAGATTGTATGGATATGCTAGATGAGGTTTGTGGAGCTGGAAACTGGCAAAGTACATTTTATCAAGCAAATGGTTTATTGTTCTGTAAAGTAAGTATATGGAATGAAAAACTTAAATGAGTGGGTTGAAAAATCAAATACAGGATCAGAATCTAATGTAGAAAAAGAAAAAGGACATGTATCAGATGCTTTTAAAAGAGCATGTGTAGAGTGGGGTGTAGGTAGGTTTTTATATAGATTACCTATACAAACACTTAAAACAAAGAAATATACAAATGGTAGGGAGTATCCTTACATACCAGAAAAGGATAAATTAATCTTTGATGGTGAAACTTTAACTAATTATATTAACTGGAAAATTAAAAATCAATAACTTATGAAAAAAGCAAAAATTAAAGATTTTTCTAAAATTGGTGCAAATCATTTTAGAGATACTGACATGTTACAACAATTTAAAAACCAGCTACATATTGTAAAAGAATATGAAAAGAATGGTGTGGATTATGTAATACTATCTACACTAGATGGATTTACTTGTAAGATGGAAAAAAGTAATGTAGAAATAATTAAAAAGAGTACTAAAACTAAAAAAAATAAATAAAATGATAGAAATACATGGAACGATTACAAAAATTTTACCTTTAGAACAAGGTACATCTAAAGCTGGTAAAGAGTGGAGTAAACAATGTTTTATATTAAAACAAGATCAAGAATACAATCCAGATGTACTTATTGAAGCCTTTGGTGTTGAAAGGATAAATCAATTAAATAAATTTTCTGAAGGTGATACTGTAGATATGAGCTGTCATGTAGGGAGTAAAGAGTGGAATGGTAGATACTTTACAACTATACAAGCTTTTAGATTTCAAAATAAAAACGCTGAAGTACATAATAAGGAAAAGTTTGTTACATCAGATGATAATGATAATGATAATTTACCATTCTAAAATGAGAGATTTAGAAATATTTGAAAAAATAAGTAACTCTACTACATCAACTTTAAGTTTACCAGAAGATATACTAAAAACCAAAAGTAGAAAGTTTGATATCTGTTTAGGTAGAAAAATATGTACTGTTATAAGTTTTAACAAAGGTATTAAAAGAGAGGTTATAGCTAGTTTACTTAACATGGATAGAACAGCTACTTATTATTATACTAAAATACATGAAAATAGTTTTGATACATGTATAAGGTATGCTAAAGCTTATACTAAGATACTTAAAGAGGTAAATGGTTATAAAGAAACCAGCAAAGTTTTTTTAGAGAAAGCATGGTTAATAAAACATTTGGAAAAATTTGGATTAAAGAGTAGTAAAAGAAAAGAAATTTTATTTACTTTGAAATCTGGAGATGTTAGCTATCAATTCTATTCTGATTATTATAATTTTGCTAAGGATTATGATTTGTTAGAACAAGCTATGAAAGGTTATAATAAAAAATTAAACTGGGTTATGTTATGAAACATTTGTTAAGTAGTACAGCATTTTTGATTATCAATAAAAGTTTATCTAAAAGTATTGGTTTGAAAGGAGCTGTACTACTAGCAGATTTAATTAGTAAAGAAGAGTACTTTATTGCTAATGGTATGGTAGATGGTTGGTTTTTTAATACTGAAAAAAACATTGAAGATGATACTACGCTTACACCATATCAACAAAGAAAAGCTGTTAAAGTGTTGATTGAGAATAAGTTAATAGAAGTTAAAAGAAAAGGTATTCCAGCTAAACAATACTTTAAAATAAATGAAGAACAAGTTATTAAGAAACTAAACAACTTGAACTCAAAAAACTTAACAACTATTAATAAGAATAAAAAAATAAGAATAAATAATAAAACTTTCTCTAAACCAATGTTACATCAAATTGAATATTATTGTAAAGAGAGAAAAAATAATATAGATGCAGAAACATTTTTTGATTTTTATGAAAGTAAAAACTGGATGGTAGGGAAAAATAAAATGAAGGATTGGAAAGCTGCAATAAGAACATGGGAAAGGAGAGGTAAGAATAAATCAAATAAAAAAACAACTATGAGTAAAATAGATGCTCAGTTGAATGAATACTTAAAGGGAAAAGAATATTTATGAAAACAAT